TTTAATGCCGTTCAAGGTACAGGGCAATTCAATGTTGGCGAACCATTAGAAGTTCTAGAAATTGGAACTGGATTCATGATGGTGCAACGAGAAGTCTTTGGTAAATTCAAAGAAGCCTATCCTGAATTCAACTATAAGCCAGATCATGTCGGTCAAGCAAACTTCGATGGTTCGCGATATATTCACGCATACTTCGACACGGTAATTGATCACGGAAAGAGCGATCGTTACTTGTCTGAAGATTATATGTTCTGCCAGTGGTGGCGTAAAATTGGTGGTAAAATTTGGCTTTGCCCATGGATGAAAACTCATCATATTGGAACATATCCGTTCACTGGTGATATGGGCGCAGTTGCCAACTACGTCGGATCTCTTTGAGATTTTATGATCGTAGGTTTAGTTGGCTTTATTGGAGCAGGTAAAGGTACAGTCGCAGATCTCTTGGTAGATCGTCATGGTTTCTTCAAAGAGAGTTATGCGAATAGTTTAAAAGATGCTTGTTCCATTATTTTTGGTTGGAATCGTGAAATGCTTGAAGGTAATACGCCTGAGTCAAGAGCATGGCGCGAGCAACCAGATAAGTGGTGGTCGGAAAAACTCGGTCGTGAATTCTCACCAAGATTAGCACTCCAGCTAATGGGCACAGAGGCAGGTCGTGATGTATTTCACCCTGATCTCTGGGTTCATACTGTCATGCGCCGCTGTGAACAAGCACCATGGAATAATTATGTAATTGCTGATGTGAGGTTTCCCAATGAAATCAACGCTATCAAAGATTCTGGTGGCAAAGTTATTCGCGTTCGTCGTGGTGATGATCCTGAGTGGTACAGCCTTGCTCGAGAATGTAATCAAAATAATCAGCAAGAGATAATGCGCAATGCATATCCAGAAGTTCATTTTAGTGAATGGGCTTGGATTGGATCGCACTATGATGTTGTTCTTGATAACAACTGTACGTTGGAAGAATTGACCGTAAGGGTTGATAAATTGATAGATTCGTTATATAATAATCGTGTTGAAGCAAATGAGGTTATAAATTATGAAACTTTCTAATGATACTGTGACTATTTTGAAAAACTTTGCGTCAATCAATAGCGGGATTGTCGTCAAGCCAGGTAACAAACTTCGAACAATTTCGGCTAACAAAGCCATCCTTGCAGAGGCTACTGTTGCTGAAACCTTCCCGCATGAGTTTGGCATTTATGACCTGAATAAGTCACTTGGTCTTTTGTCGATGAATAAGAACGACAATGAGGTTGAGATTCTTCAAGACTTTCTCGTGTTCAAGAGTTTGAATGGTAAAGGTACGATTCGTCAACGTTTCACTGCGACCAATCTTATTCTCTGTCCTCCAAACAAGAGCATTAACATCGCTTCGTATGAAGTAAAGTTTACACTTCCTGCTGAAACGTTAAACTGGATTTTCAGCGTTGCTTCAATCTTGAAGTGCCCGAACGTTGTTGTGAGTAATGAAGACGGTAAAGTCGCAATTGCTGCAATGGACGTTAAGGGTGAAATCGTCGACGACGCAAAGGTCGTTCTTGATAGCGACACCGATATAAAATTCCAGGCAACTCTTAAGATTGAAAACCTTAAAGTCGTTCCTGATGAATATGTTGTTGAGATTTCTTCAGTCGGCGTTTCTAAGTTCCATAATGAGTCGAAGAATTTGACTTATTGGATTGCGATTGAAGCCGCTAACTCTACCTTCGGAGAAGAATAATGGCACTTGATAAAGCAAAGGTTCTGGGATGCCTTCAAGAAATCTCAAACTCTATGACTCGCATCGAGGCTGAGCGTGATCTGATTAAAGAGATTCTTCAGAAGATGCAAGACGAGTGTGAAATTCCTAAAAAGTTGAGTCGTAAACTGGCGAAAGTTTACCACAAGCGTAGTTTCGAAGAAGAAGTTGCCGAGCAGAACGACTTCGTTGAAATTTACGAAAACGTGGCTAAATAAGAATATTGGGGTGCAATACTCTAGGTTGACGGCACTATCCGCCAGACTGCTCGCCGTGGGAGTTCACCTTCCCCACCCCATCTTCTCTTTGAAGATTATATTATGCACAAAGATGATTTAAAGGTATTAGTTGTCGTTCTAATATTCACCCTATTCGCTCTGGTCAATACACTCTTTCTCTGGGTTCCTGCATCAGCACCACCTGTTATGCTAATGTTGTTCGTTGCAGCATATTCGTTATGGGAGCACAAACGTAATGTCTAAGAAAATAATCGAACTGGTAATTCTCCTTTCAATTTTGTTTGTTTCTGTATTCGCCGTAGTTAATAACTTCACTGATTGGGTTCGTGATGAATACACTATCAGTTTGATGGTTATAACGCTATGGATTCATATGATGTGGAGCGGTAGAAATGGCAACAAGGCGTAATTTCTTCAAGTATCTTGGTCTTGCTGGTGGTGTTGCTGGCGGTGGTATTGTAGCCGCTGCCGCTGTTCTTCCTGATGCTGAGAAGCGTGAAGTAATAGAAGAAATCAAAGCCGCTGGTTACAATGGCAAGTTAAACATTGGCACTGAGTATGGTGAACTTGCACCACCAAATGGCACAATCAGTTGCGGTCCACGTTTTGTTCCAGGAACACAAAAGCATGTAACCGCAAGTATGACAGTCGGTCCTGATGGTGAAATGTACTTGCTTACGAACGGAAAATGGCGTAGAATAGTGACTGAGTGATTTATTATATTATGAAGGGGTTATATTATGTTGCAAAATGTGGAATTGTTGTGGGTTGAAAAATATCGCCCGAAAACAATTGAAGACTGTATCCTTCCTGAAAACTTTAAGAAAACCTTTCAAGAGTATGTAACACGCAAAGAAATTCCAAACATGATCCTTTCGGGTTCAGCAGGTGTCGGTAAGACAACTGTTGCTCGAGCGATGTGCGAGGAGATTGAGTGTGATTACATTATCATTAACGGTTCAGACGAATCAGGTATTGATACTCTCCGTGTAAAGATTAAAGGGTTTGCTTCCTCTGTCTCTTTGACGGGAACAGGAAGAAAGGTAATTATTATCGATGAGGCAGACTATCTAACTGCCAATGCTCAAGCCGCTTTTCGTGGCGTTATTGAAGAGTTTTCTAAAAACTGTTCGTTTATCTTCACTTGTAACTTTAAAAATCGAATCATTCAACCGCTACACTCTCGATGTGCGGTAATTGATTTCAAGTTACAGAATGGTCAGAAAGCGAAGATGGCTTCTGCCTTTCTCAAGCGTGTTGAGCAAATTCTTAAAGAAGAAAAAGTTTCGTATGATCTGAAGGTCGTCGCCGAACTTATTACAAAGTTCTTTCCCGATTATCGAAGAATTTTAAATGAACTTCAGCGATACAGCGTTGGTGGTACGATTGACGTCGGTATCCTTTCTAACGTTGGTGACTTTAAAATCACCGAACTCGTCGCTTTTCTGAAAGAAAAAGACTTCCGAAGCGTTCGTAAGTGGGTCGCTCAGAATACCGATAACGATACTCATCGGATTATGCGCGAGATTTACGATAAACTGTACGACGTTCTGAATCCAGCCACCATTCCGATGGCAGTTATCCTTCTTGGTAAGTATCAGTATCAAGCCGCCTTTGCCGCCGATCAGGAAATCAATCTTATGGCGTTCTTGACCGAATTGATGGTCGATTGCGAGTTTAAGTGATATGGCTGACCTATTCAAGGATATCGTACCGAGTATTCTTCAAACCAAACAACCGATATTGGAGGACGAAAAAGACTACAATTCTTTTATGGTAAATCGAGCACTTTCGTATCATATGGACTGCATAATGTACGCTAACCAAATGAACGTTAATTTCGGTCTAGATAGAAAACCTCAGTATGACTATTTAATAAATATAGTCAGGGCGAAGAAAAGAAACTTTGCCAAATGGGAAAAGCCCATACAAGAGGATAATTTGCAATCAATAAAGTTATTTTTCGGTTATTCTGATGCCAAGGCTGCAGAGGCTTTGAAAGTACTGACTGATGAGCAAATTGATATTATAAAAGAAAAAACGAAAATAGGTGACTGAAATGAGTGTTGATAATTTAGTGGAAGTGACGCTACAGAATGCTGATGACTTCCTCAAAATCCGCGAGACACTAACGCGCATCGGTGTAGCAGCCAAAAAAGAAAATATTTTGTATCAATCTTGTCATATTTTGCATAAGCAAGGTCGTTACTATATTGTACATTTTAAAGAATTGTTTTTGTTAGATGGTAAAGCATCAAGCATCTCTGAAAATGATCTTGCTCGTCGTAATTCTGTTGCAAATCTTTTAGAAGAATGGGGATTGCTAAAAATCGTTAATCCAGAAAAGATTAAAGAACCACGCGCTCCATTATCGCAAATTAAGATTATTGCTTTTAAAGATAAAAACGATTGGCAACTAGTTGCTAAATACAACATAGGTCGTAAGTTGGAGCCAAGACAGCAATGACAAATAAAATCAACGAAGAAGTTTCTCTATCAGAAGCAGTTAAATATCACTTGGACGAAAAGATATCTTTCA